GATGATATGGATAGAGATTATCTAGCGGATCACCAGATGACATCTGAGCAAAAACGTAAATATGAGCAGAGGAAGGAAGTGAGGGCGAGTAGATGAGTGATATATTTTTCAACGCAGGTATAACTTGTGTGGTTGGTGTTGTGTTTACTTTTGTCTACACCGCTATGTGCATGCTGAACAATAAAGACTTTGATGCTAAGGAGGAAATCAAAAATAGTTGGTTTCTTTACTGTATGAATATTTTATCTAAGATTTCATTCTATGGGATGTTTATCTGCTTTGTTGGGTGGGTTTGGGCGTGAAGGAATGAGCCCCTCATCTTGTCAGCTCTTGCAATTGTTTGCGCTAATTTACAATTGATTAACTATTGCGCAACAATTAGAAATGCTTAAAAAGATAAAGTTAAAAGACCTTGTACCCTTTGATAAGAACCCAAGGATTAATGATAAGGCCGTTGATAGAGTTCTTGAGTCGCTAAAGGCTAATGGCTATGTGTCGCCTATTGTTGTAAATGAAATAGGTCACCCTTTTAAAGAGCACGTTATAGCGGCAGGACATACAAGGTGGAAAGCTCTAGATAAATTCGGTTCTAAAGAGGTGGAGGTTTTCGTTTATAAGTTTGATTCTGAAAAGCATTTTGTTAGATATAACATCGAGGACAATAAGACGGCTGAGTTTGCTGAATGGGATGAAACTGTCTTGGCTGAATTATCTGCTGAGTTTGATATTGATTTAGATGCTATGGAGTTTGAGTTTGACGTTGAGGAAGAACCTGCAGAAGGATTAACAGATGAGGATGAAGTTCCAGATGTTCCTGATGTTCCAGTGGCTAAGTTGGGTCAGATTTGGAAGTTGGGAGAACATCGGTTGATGTGTGGGGATTCGACCGACAAGGCAACGGTTGAGGCATTGATGGATGGGGAAAAAATAGACCTATTGCTGACAGACCCACCTTATGGGATCGACTATGGTGGGATGCTCAAGGGGAAAGGGGATGGCAAGGGTGGCGCTGACAAGAACGGATGGAAAAGCCACGATGCCCCAGAATGGGATAGAGTTAGGCCAGAACCTGCAGTCTTTGACTGCATGCTGACCTTAGCTACGAACAGTATAATATGGGGTGGAAATTATTTTGCTGACATTATTCCAGCAACAATGGGATGGCTGATATGGGATAAAGGGCAGAGGGGATTTTCCTTGGCTGATGGAGAGATGGCATGGACAAGCTTCAATAATGCGCTTAGAATAAAATCTTATGCGAGGGCAACGGCAAACAAAGAGGAAAAGCATCATCCAACTCAAAAGCCAGTAGAGATAATGGAGTGGTGCGTTAAATATGCAGATAGGCACTCAAAAAAGGAGGTAGTGACGATCATGGATGTTTACACTGGTTCTGGGACTACTTTGCTGACTTGCGAAAAGATGAAAAGAAAGGCGTTCTGCATAGAACTAGACCCAAAATACTGCGATGTAATAATTAAGCGATGGGAAGATTTTACGGGCCTCAAAAGTGAGTTGATCAATGCCTAAAGGTGTAAAAGGTTTTCAAAAAGGCGATCCCAATATAAACAGAAAGGGAAGACCAGAGAAGGGCGAGAGTTTTGCCGAGGCTTTGGAACGTGAGTCTGAATTATTGGTTGCTGGCAGTGATATAACCAGAAGAGAAGCACTTGCTAAAGTCTTATATGGTAAGGCCGCTAAGGGTGATTTAAAGGCGATTGAGATGATTATAGATCGTTTGGATGGTCGCCCTCGGCAAAGTATTGACCAGACTAATAAAAACTTATCGGTTATCATATCCCAAGAGGACGTAGATAACGTTACCTAATGCCAGCTAATTGGCTCAAAATCCATAGCGATATAGGACGAGTCTTTAGAAATAACGAAGAGGTTATGCTTTTCGGTGGTGCTGGTTCTTCTAAGACTTGGACGATATTAAGGGCAATAGTTCAACGGGCTATGGTTCTTGATGGGTCTAGACATATTTGCTTTAGACAAAGATTTGAACATGTTAAGAATACCTTATGGCCTTCAGCTAAAGAATTAATTATTGCCGAATGGGGTCAAGACTTCTGGGATGGGATAGAAACTAATAAGTCAGGCGGTGGTTGGAAAATGCACATAGGGAACTCTGAAATAATATTTGGAGGTCTTGACGATAAGGAAAGAATTGAAAAGCATCTTGGGGCAGAGTATGCTTCTGTTTATATAAATGAGTGTTCAGAAATCTTAGATGTTAATGGAGTTGATTTAATAAGCTCTAGACTTAGGCAAAAAATAGATGGTCGGCACATGTTGTTCCTTGACCAAAATCCTCCTTCCAAGAATCATTGGAGCTATAAAAGATACATAGAGCAGGAAGCAGAAGGCAGGGCATCATTCAAAATTAACCCTCGTGATGTCGAGGAAAACCTCCCAGCCTCATATATTGAAAGACTTAAAGCATTACCTGAACGACTAAGGAAACGATTCTGGGATGGTGAGTTTTTATCTGATATTGAGGGTGCTATGTGGACTTATGAGATGATTATGTCTACAAGAGAAGTAAGGCATGGTGAACTAGGTCGAATCGTGGTTGGTGTTGACCCTGCTGTAACTGCGAATCCAAATAGTGATAAAACAGGTATTGTTGGAGTAGGTGAAAAAGGTACTGGGTATAAGGTTTTAGCTGATAGGTCACTAAGGGCAAACCCTAGCACTTGGGCGGCTGAGGCTGTTAAGTTGTATCATGAATTAGGGGCTGATTGCATTGTAGTTGAGGTAAATCAAGGCGGTGATTTAGTTGAAACTGTCATTCGTTCAATTGATGCCAATGTTAAAATAGTGAAGGTCAGAGCGACTAGAGGAAAGCATATAAGAGCTGAACCAGTAGCTTCTTTATATGAACAGGGATTAGTTGAGCACGCTGAAGGACTGACTCACTTAGAAGACCAGATGCAAAGTTGGGTTCCAAATAGCGGTTTAGATTCACCTGACGAAATGGACGCTTTAGTTTGGGCCTTCCATGAATTGGCTTTGACTGAAAAGAAAGTTGTTAGCGTTGACTTCTTTTAGTGCATTTTAGAATCCCTTCTCCCTAGGGTCTCAAACTTAGGAAAAGAGATCTGGTTAGCTTTTTGCGCTGGATCTTTTTTTATGCGACACTTTAAACGCTTATTTGTCTAAAGACCATCACCATATAAAATAAGGCTATGTGGAATCCCTTCAAACCTCAAAAGTTACCTGAACAGAAGCAAAGTCTAGGTCAACATATTCACAACAAAGAGCATGAATATATATCGACCGACTTAAAAGCTTACGCGCGCGAGGGTTATGCAGGGAATTCCACCATGTATGCCTGCATTAGCCTAGTCGCTGATGCTTTCGGTGCGATTCCTTTACACGTCAAAGTTAATGACGAAATAAAGGAAGACCACCCACTTAAACAACTATTAGACAAACCAAACCCTGATGAATCAGGCGTAGAGTTTAGAACTGCCGCTTGTTCTTGGGAACTCTTGGCAGGTAATAACTTCGCGGAAAAGGTGAAAGGCCTTAGTGAAGTTCAAGAGCTTTGGAACTGGCAACCTTATGAAATGTCAGTAGGACGAAGCAAGGGCTCGTTTATGCCTTCCATGTACACGTTCGGTAAAGGTACAGCTAATCAGAAGCATTGGCAAGTTGACCCGATTACAGGCGAGTGCGACATGTTGCACTGGAGAACATTCAATCCAAGTCCTGAAAATCCAAGTATGGGAATGGCTCCAATTGAAGCGGGTGCTTCTGAAGTAGATCAAGCTAACGCCGCTAGTAAATGGCGCTACAATACATTAAAGAATAACGCTAAACCGTCAGGTGTTATTAGCGGTGAGTCAATCGACCCAACGAATAAAAAGACTATTCAAGAAAGTATTATACGTAAGCAACAAGGGGCTAATGGTGCTCATGAAGTCATGGTCTTGAGTGGTGATTTGAAGTGGCAACAATTAGCAATGTCGCCAAGTGATATGGATTGGCTTGCGGGTTCTAAAATGTTATCACAAGAAATTGCTTCTGTGTTTAGAGTCCCAACTCAA